AGTTTAGAGTATTGGACGGAAATAGAACAATTGTTCCAGGTCACGTCCGCAAACTAGTAGAAAGCATTACCGAGAATAATCTGCTAGAGTCAAACCCAATTCTTGTAAATAGTAATTTTGAAGTAATTGATGGTCAACATAGACTAACTGCTGCTGCGGAATTACAAACACCAATTTATTATACTTTTATTGACGGAGATATTAAAACTGTTCAGCAGCTCAACACCAGCTCAAAGAGTTGGAGTATTAGCGACTTTGTTGATAGCTATATTTCTTTAGGAAACCAAGAATACGTGAAATTAAAAGATTTCACTGAAAAATGGAAAATTAGTTATTCATCTGCTGCTGGACTGCTTACAGCAAAATATATTGATGGTGGAAAAGCAATCCCATCAATAAAAGATGGTAGTTTTAAGGTAAAAAACTTCAAATATGCTGACGAAGTAATGCAATGGGTTGATGCTTTCTCAAACAACACAACTGAGCTTGTTAGGGGTCAAAAGAGTTTTATTTCAGCAGTAAATAAACTCTTTTCACTAGATGTAGTCACTCTATCTGGTCTAAAACACAAACTAAACGTATGTGGTAGACAAATCAATCGCAGCAACAACAGGTCTGAATACTTGCGACAAATTGAAGATATATTAAATTTTCACAAGCAAGGAAAAAAGATTAGATTGTTTTAATAAAACGCCCACTATGAGAGGTAGTGGGCTTAATTTAAGGATACCATGAAAGATTACACGATGGGAGTGCAAAACTATCTTTACTCATTACCAGAAGCAGCAAAAGAACTAAAAATAACTAGACAAGGACTATTCTACCAAGTTAAAAACGGCTTGGTAGATTCAGTCCGCATAGGCAAGAGGTGGTTTGTTACTGGAGAAACACTACAAAAAATAATGGGTGTTGACAATAGTTAGCAACCATGATACTCTTGAGTATATGAAAGCAAACAAAGCAAAATCACGCCTAAGACGAACTCCTGATTATTACTACTACAGAGGGTCAAGAGCAACTGCCCCTGTAATGCTAGCTACCACAATTCTATTTGGTATTTTCTCAATGGGCTTTGGTCAGGTTAAAACCATGATTGAAACTTGGAACGAAGTCAGCGAGGTAGAGGCCTATCAAGCTCCCATAGTTGTTGTACAGGAAAAAGAAACCGAACTTACTGAAAAACAAAAAATCATGTCATACATTATCGAAGTCTTTGGAGATAAATCAATGGAAGCTCTAAAAATTGCAGAGTGTGAGTCAAGATTTAACCCTAAAACTATTGGTGACGAACACTTAATGTCTATCAACAATCAAACAGGCGAATATATTGGTGACTCTCGAGGTGTGTTCCAAATTAGAACTGGATCAACCGACTGGAACAGAGCTAAAGCTAATGGAATGACTGCTGATGAATTTAGAGCTAAGTTAGGGGATTATAAGTATAACATTGACTACGCCAAGACTATTTACGACAAAGCAGGAAACTGGAGTCCTTGGTATAACTGTATGAATAAAGTGGGATTAAAATAGGTTTTTAACTCTGCTTACACGCACCAAAGTAAGCAGGGACTAAGAACTTTAAAAGCCCTTTTAGTGTACGGCGCACACAGCCCTATATGCGCATATTTAAGGCTGTAGAGTAGCGGTTCGACTCCGACAGAGGGCGTAGAACTTTAACTAATTTTAGACATGGCTAGAAGTGTATCCGAAAGGATTTCTTCGGTTGCTAGCTTTATGAAACTGAGACCACTTTTAGCCAGCTCTAAGAATAGTAATTATGCCGAAAGGCAAGAAAGAGAATATGAAAAAATTAGTTCCAGCTACCTTGGGAATTTTATTTGTAGTTGCATTGTTTTGGATTTTTCCAACATACAATGTCTGGAGTAGAGAAATGGCTGGTAAAGCCGAGCTAGCAGAGGCTACTTGGAACAGACAAATCAAAATTGAAGAAGCACAAGCTAACTTAGAAGCTGAAAAGCTAAACGCTCTAGCCGAAATTGAAAGAGCTAAGGGTGCTGCTGAAAGTATAAAAATTGAGGGTGGTTCTTTAACTGAGAATTACATTAAATATCTTTGGATTAGACAGCTATCAACTGGCGAAAAACAGCTTATTTATGTGCCAACTGAGGCTGGACTGCCAATCCTAGAGGCTACAAGAAATCAAGAGTAGTTATCTTACAAAGCTCAAACCTAATCAATTTGAGCTTTACTAAGGAAATTAAAACCTAGAAAGGAAATTATGTCAGAACAAGAAATCAAAATAACAAAACTGACCGCTAAATCGTTAGCAAAAGTGCTAAGAGAATTAAAAAAAAGATCCGAAGAATACTTGCTCGATGAAACTGCTCGCAGATCATATAAATCTGGAATTTCTACCCTAATAAAAGTACTAGAGGAATTAAGTTAAACCCTAGAAAGGGAAAGAGATATGAGCAAAGACGGTTATTATGGAGACTTCGGATCATTTGCAGAGGAGGAAGAGGCTCATAGACGTTACCAAGAAATGTTAAGCGAAGAGCCAGATGTAGTGCCTTGCAAGTGTGGAAACCCAATGTATGAGACAGAAGAAATGTGCGACACTTGTAAAAACCAAAGTAAAGGATAAATAAAGCTATGAAATCATTTTTAGATCATTTAACTGGGGGATTTGGACTAGCACTCGGCATTGTTCTCTTTTTATATTTATTTGGTTGGGCATTTAATTCACTAGAAAAATACTTTTTATCACAAAACTGCGAAAGGTATTTTGAAACTCTTAAAGAGCAAAACTTAGTGCCTCACAGGTGCTATAAGGACTAAAACCCTATGAAAACAGAAGAAAAGAAACAGCTCTACATTAAAACTGACGAAAAAGGCTTAAAGGCGATTAAAAACTTTATGAAAGTTATTGAGAAGCTAACAGGAGAAAAGGGGAAAATTGTCAAAATAGAAAAATTAAAGGAAACCTAAAATAAACCCTATGCAAAATAAACAAATACAGACAGTGGAGAAAATCAAAAGACTAATCACACAAGAATTGCTTGTTGGTGATGTTTTACTAGAAGAAGGGGTTGATAGGCTGGCTAGATATTGGGTTGATGATTTAGCCCAATCCCAACAAGAAGCGGTGAAGGTTGACGAGCTGCTGGAATTAGTTAGGTCAATTCAGAGTCCAAAAATATCAAGAAGGTGGGTTATTGAACAGCTAGAAGCCCTAAAAGGAGGTCAAGATGAGTAAACAAATAAATACAACTAACTGGGAAGTAGAGTTTAGACACTTATTTGAAGGAGCTAATGCAAGCTCAAAAACAATTGATAGCCAAGTAAACTTTATCAAAGACCTCTTAGCTTCATCTCAAAAAGATAAAGAAAAAGAGATTGAGAGCAAAATAAATATGCTTTTGCTAGGAATTGAGACTTTCTTTGAATCAGAGAAACTAAGAGGTGACGAAGAAAAAAGAGATTTAGTGCGTAGAGATGGCGGTAGAACAATGTCAGCATTTTGCTTTATAAATCAATTAAAATTAGAGTTAGAATCCCTTAAATCAAATGAGAGGAGCAAATGACTAAAAAAGAACAAGAGTCAATTAAACTATTAAGCGAATTTAATCAAATCTCACCCAGAGATATTAGCGACATTCTTGAAGCATTACTGGACAGAGGTTACTTAAACAAAAATGGAATAAAGCTCTATGAAGCCTTGTGGGAGATGTTTATTAAGGAAGTTTAGTAAATAAAACAGTAAACTCTTTATAACTTATGAAAATAACACAGACCAGACCAAACGCATTTGTTTTTAGCTTTACTCCAGATGAGCTAGCAAACATGGAGCAAACCCTGGATGATTACAGGGAAGCCATTGGCGAAACATTGGTTGAAATGATAAAAAACAGACTAGACTGGGTAGATTTGGAAGGAGAACATGACTAAAAAAGAAATAAAAGACCTTAAAAAAAGAGTAAGACAGCTCTTGGTTTTAAAAACTTATGCACACACTACCCAAAAATAAAACAGAACTATCAATGATTATCGCTCTGGAAAAAGCTAAAGCCATGCAAGATTTAACCATCTGGAAGGCTGAGATTTTAGAGGAGGTGGAGAAGTTGGATTGCGACTTCTGTCATAAACAAGGAAAAGTTTGGGACATGCAACAAGAAAAAATGATTGAATGCACTGCTTTTAAGCATAGTGTTATTAAGTTACTAAAAAGTAAATAAGAAAAACCATAATGACAGTTAAAGCCATGAACTTAAACAGCAAGCAATTCAAAGTTCTAGGAAACGAACTCTTTCAGTGTGAGGATTGTCTAGCTTTTACTAAAAATCCGAGCAAACATGAATGCTCTCCAACAATGATGGAGCTGGCAAGAAAAAGAAAACCCGACATTTTAGAACAAGTATTTGGTAAGTTAAGGAGGGAATAATGAAAAAATATACTGTCGAGTTAAGTAACTGGTCGGGTGGAGAGTGGAGAAACTTCTGGCTATATAAAAATGCTAGAAGATATGCAAAAGAAGAGGCCGACAACTGGCTATGGGTAAACATCAAAGACAACTGGAGAAAAACTACTGACCACTATAAAACTACTGACACGTCTCTTTATTACCGAGACGAAGCTGGTAACTACAATCTGAAAAGGAATAAATGAAACTAATAATCGTCACTCTAATTCTAGTCACAGGCTTACTCTTAATTATTCAATTAAAAGCCGAAATTGAGGCAGTAGAGGGGCTAAGGGAGAATTTATATGAAGCAAAACACAACTCTTAAACAAATGACGGGCTACTTCTATTATCCAATCACAAATAGCACTTATTATCTAGTCGACGGATATTGTAAAGCTACTTATAGAGGATACTATTCAATCACTGTAGGACAATGGAAACTTTATCCTCAAGTTATAAATCAATGCCCCATATGATCGCTAAATCTAGAGCTACTGGTAAAGATATGAACTCTCTAAGGGTAGGAGATGAAATAGATTGATCTAGTTGCAAAAGCCTATAAAAAATGATATGTTGGTTATATGCCTGCTGGTAGACCAACAAAATACAACGAAGAACTACAAAAGAAGGCTGATAATTATATAGACGGCTTTCTTAACAATAAAGACATTCCCTACGTTGAAGAACTAGCACTTTTGCTTGATATAGACGAGGATACTGTTGGCAACTGGTCAAAAGAGTATCCTATATTTTTCGGTACGATAAAAAGAATTAAGTTAATGCAGAAGTTTAGACTGCAAAAAATAAGCTATGATAAGGACTATAATCCTAGTGGCTCAATCTTCCAGTTAAAAGCAAATCACGGAATGATTGAAACCGAGAAGAAGATTGTAGAGGCAGAGGTTAAAGGCGTAGACTTCATAAAGGACGAATAATGCAGGTGAGTCTTCACCCAGCACAGTATGAGATTGCTACTGATCCTCATCGTTTTAAGGTAATTTGTGCAGGAAGAAGATTCGGCAAGTCTGTATTAGCTAGAATGATAATGTTGAAGTGGGCTACTCAATCTGAGGGACTTTACTGGATAGTTGCACCAACATTTCAACAGGGTAAAGATATTCATTGGTTGCAAGGATTTAAGAAGGAGATTCCAAGTAAGTATATTATTAAATGGAATGATTCAGAGTTAAGTGTAGATATTAAGGTAATCAAAGACGGTAGAGCAATAGGTACTTCTAGAATACAGATTAAAAGTTCGGAGAACCCAGACAGATTAAAAGGTGTTAAGCTAAGAGGCTTAATTGTTGATGAGATTGCCACAATGAGAAACTGGCAGTGGATATGGCAGGAAGCTTTAAGACCAACGCTTACAGATTATCGAGCACCAGCAATCTTTATTTCCACACCCAAGGGATATAATCATTTCTACGATCTATTTAACACTAATGATGAGAGTTATAGGTCATGGCAGTTTACCTCTTATGATAATCCCCATGTCCCTAAAGAAGAGATAGATGAAGCCAAAAGAACGCAAACCGAAGACTATTTTGCTCAGGAGTATCTAGCAGAGTTTAAGAAGTACACTGGATTAGTGTATAAGGATTTTTCACGTGATTTGGTTAAAGAATTAACAGACTTTAAGCCAGTATTTTGGATTAGAGGTATTGATAGAGGGTTCACTAATCCGACAGCAGTTTGTTATATTCAGGTGGACGCCGATGATAATTGGTATATGGTAGACGAGATATATCAGACTAGACTCACCAATACAGACTTAAACCAGCTACTCAATTCAAAGAATCAAGAGCTTGGAATTAAAGAGTTTGAGCTGGCGACAATGGACTCTGCCCAAGCTTCTGACATTGCAGAGCTTCAGCAATTAGGACAAGACGTTATTCCCTGTAAAAAGGAGAGCGGTGCAACAAATCTTAACTATGTTTCTTGGAAAATCCAAAAACTAAGCGAGAGATTAAAGGCTAAAAAAATTACTTTTCATCCAAGGTGTGTTAAAACTATCATGGAGTTTGAGCTTTATCGCTACCCTGAAAACAAGACAGATCTAAACGAAAAAGAAGCTCCTGAGAAGGTAAACGATCACATGATGGACTCTCTCGGGGATATAAACTCATATTATCAGCACTTCTACGAAGTTAAAGAAGATCCATTTAAGGACAAAATACCAGGTACTTATATAAAACCACATGTTACAGAAGACAACGATGACTTCTACGAAGATCTTGATTACTCAAAAAACTGGTGAAACCAAGTTTGCTGAGGATTTAAGAACTTACTTCCCTGACCTATATCAATTTTGGTCACTGTTCAAGTTTGATCCTTTCATGGAGGAAGTATTGTCAGGAATCCTAGACATGGTAAATACTGACGCTTATGGAAAGATAGAGATTGTTTATCAGGCTGGACGCATAAATTACGTCAATCAGCAGAAGCAGCTCACTGCAAAGAAATCCCATAAACTTGACAAATGACCCTTAATATGATTATATAGGCTTTGACTCTTGTAACTATGAGGCACGCACTAATCTGCGTGCTTTTTTTATTACTTAAATGACAGAAATCCTACTTACAATCGCACTTCTTACAACTCTCATTCTTTCTTATCTCGAGAGAAAAGACCTAAACAATCGTTTAATGGCTAAGGATCTTAAAGACTTAAAAGACAACACTCAAAAGGACGAGCCAAACCAACTAGAAGACGAAGAAAATTTATATATCCCACTAGAAGACGCTCGGGAAGTTATTGAAAAGGACATAGATGCCTAAACAATCAAAACCAGATGTTACTCTCGCTAAAATAAATAGACTCTGGGAAGAAGCTTCTGATGAGCGAAAGCGTTATGATTGGAAGTGGTATCTTTATGGACTCTGGACTCGTGGTTATCACTACGCCAGATATGACGCTCGCACTAAACAGGTGATTGGCACTCCACCTAAAGACGGTAGACCACAGGTCACTGTAAATAAAATCTATCCCACTTTAAGATCGGTTAGAAACTACACACTAAGAAACCAACCAAAAGCAGAAGTTACACCTGAGAATTTATCCGAAGACAGTTTAAATCAGGCTTTACTTGGGACTAAATTCCTAGACTTTATCCACGAAAGCGAGAAGCTAAGACCAAAACTAAAGGGTTCGGTATTTCAAGCCCTTGAAACCTCATCTGCATGGTGGCAGGTAGTCTGGAACGGCGAAAAGATTGAAATTAATCCAATTGATGTTTTTGACTTCTATCCTGATCCTAAAGCTAATAAGCCAGAAGATATGCGTTATGGTGTTCTAGCTCTAAGACGAAGGGTCAAAGATTTGCTCGAAGATGATAAGTATGACAAAAAAGAAGTTGAGAAAATCAAACCAGATAATAAAACCTCAGCCTCTAGTTATAAAGAAATGCTTTTATCCTACGAAAAAAGCGAAGCCTCAAGCGGCACCAAGAATGATGATAATGGCACCGTAATCATTAAAGAGTTTTGGTACAAGGAAGACGATAAGATTTATGTCTGTACTGAAGCTAGCGGTCGATTGATTAGAAAACCAGAGGAGGTGGATACTAAGATTATTCCCTTCTTTAAGCTGTCCGCAGACATCATGCCGTTCTCTATGTTTGGTGAGGGTTGGGTCAAGAACATGATTGACCCTCAGAAACTTCTTAATTCTGCCATGTCGTCAATCGCTGAATACAACTTAATGATGAATAAGGTCAAGGTTGTAACAGATAAAGGTGCAGGCGTTCGTGTCTACAACAACCAACACGGGCAAATCATTGAGAAAAAGAGAGGCTATGATCTAACTACAAGCACCTCAGCACCTCTAAATTCGGCTATTTTCCAACAAATCGACCTAGCCAATATGTTTATTGAAGATATCGGCTCAATGCATGACGCAATGCGTGGTAGAGTGCCAGTTGGTGCTAAGTCAGGCAGAGCGATTGAAGCTTTGCAGGTTGGTGACTCAAACAACATGAGTGAGTTAGTAGAAAACATTGAGGACTTTTTGGAGGACGTTTACGAGTATGTTTTGTGGCTGGCCTCACAGAAGTATCAGGACATGAGAGATATTATTGTGACCGACTACACCTCACAAAAGCAATTCCTCAAGGTTATTGGTGAAGCTGCTCCCGCAGCTCAAGTAATGCTAGAGAGTGGCGAAATTCCAGACAATACCCTGATTGTTTCCGAGAAGAATATGGTCGACGTTAAGATCAGCTCCTATCTTGCCCATAGCCCAGAAGCTAAGAGAGAGGCAGTCAAGGAGCTGTTTGGTATGATCCCAGACCTACCAGTAGATATTATCTTAGACGCTTTTGGTACAGGAAACATCGCAGAAGTAGTCAAGAGAATTAAACAAAAACAAGAAGAAGATCGTCAAGCAGAAATGGCTCAACAGCAAGAGCAAATGAGCATGGAACAAGAAGCTCAAGCACCTCAATCTTCAGGAGCTCAGGAAGCAGCGGCAGCACTTCGGACCATTATCGAAGGCGGAGCACCACAAGTCCCAGCCAGAGCAGGTGAAGAATACGTTAGCGCAATCGACCAATTCCTACAAAGAGAGCAACAAATGGGAGAATTAGACCCTGAAACTCTCCAAACAATCCAGACCTTCCGAGATCAGATTGTTCAGGGTGTTGGTAGATGAACTTTAACAAGCAGATAGTCCTTGTTAGCTTCCCTCAATGAGGGCAACGCAAGCACCAATCTCTCTTACTTTGGCTTCAGCTTAATTGAGCGAGGCTAGGAGGGACTATCGTCACTCTATTTATTAAGTATCCTTCGTCCTCATAAGACGTAAAAGAAATGAAAAGGATCACTATGAACGATGACGTTCAAAATGACGCACAACAGGCAGAGGAAACTGCCGAAACCTCGTCAGTAGAAAATCAAACCGATGAGACGACTCAAGAGGAAACTCAAGATGACTCAACTCAGGCTTCTGAAAAGTCTGTCCCTTATGACAGATTCCAAGAGGTAATTAATAGTAAAAATGAATTAAAGAAGGAAATAGAAGCTCTTAAACAGCAGTTTGCAGGTATTCAGCAAACTAAGGCAGAAAATCCAGCAGCTCCCCCAGATCCGCAAGAGGCGGTCATCAAGCAACAACTTGATAAATACCTCAAAGATATGGGATATGTGAGCAGGCAGGAGTTAGAGCAAAAAGAGGCAGATCGACAACTCTCGCAAACCATCGATTCATTGTCCAAAAAATACAATGGTCAAAACGGCTTGCCTAAGTTTGATAGATCCAAGGTCTTAGAATACGCTCAGTCAAATCTTATTGGTAACCTTGAGGTTGCTTATAAGCAGATGAATGAAGCCGCTATCATAGACAACGCCATTAAACAGGCACTTGGAAAATCAAAGGGAGTTAAAACTGAAACCTCAGACGGCTCAGGCTCAGCAAATGTTGGCACTACTCAAGGCGACCTCATCGAGGCTGCACAGGGTGGTGATAAAGACGCCTTATCCACACTGATTAAGCGTGCGCTATAACCTTCGTCGAAAGGCAATACTATGGCACAAGCCACAGCAATCAAAACCTACGACGTTTCAACCAATATGCGTGATGTCACTGACCTCATTGCGGTTGTCGCTCGTTTGGAAACCCCTTTTTACTCAGGGCTTCGAAGAGTAAAAGCTATTAACACTTACCACGAGAGTCAGCAATACGACTTGACCACTGGTTCATCCAACGCCGCTATTGAAGGCGCTGATTACAGTTTGGTGAAGCGTGCTGTTCCTTCGACCACTGGTAACTACACCCAGATCTTTGTCAAGACTGCTAAAGTCAGTAAGACTCAGATGGCCAGTAGCACCTATGGTATTGACGACATGCTTGCAAAGCAGGTTGAATTTGCCATGAAAGAGATCGCTACCGACATCGAGAAAGCTCTCTTGCAAGGTACTGGCAACAGTGGTGCCTCTGGCACAGCTCGTGAGCTGACTGGTGCTTTAGAACTGGTTACGACCAACGTCGAAACTGGAACTGGCACTGGCGCTGAAGCGTTGACCGAAGATATGTTCAACGATTCTCTCCAGAGCATTTGGGACAACGGTGGACGCCCAGACGCTGTGTACGCTAATAGCTTCCAGAAGCGCAAGATCTCTGCCTTCACGGCTTCCAGCACCAAAAATGTTGACGCCGCTGACAAGAGATTGGTTGCTCCAGTCAACGTGTACGAAAGTGACTTCGGTATTGTGAAGATCGAACTCGATCCTTACATGGCTACCGACAAAGTCCTGATCGCACAAAAAGACTTGTGGGCTGTCGCTCAACTGCGACCCGTTGTGATGGAAGACTATCCAGCCATCGGTAGCTACAAGGCTAAAGTGATGGAGGGTGAACTGACCCTAGAGTCCAATAACCAAAAAGGCTCAGGTAAGGTGATTCAACTCAGCACTTCCTAGTCAGAAGAAATCAACTAGCCCCGTATTTGAGAGAGTACGGGGCTTTTTGTTGCCTTTTGATCTAGTTGAATATCCTATATATTTGTGATAGATTGATAGAGTGACTAACCTTAACGATGACTTTCTACATCAAGTAAAAGCAGACGCTGAAGTAAAGAAAATCTTTGAAACTATAGTCGGGGGGTATTCTAAGAAATATCGTGATATTGTTGCCGCCACCTATGAATCGGGTGAAGTAAGATCACTTTATGAGGCAATGAGGAATGAGTCACAAATCTCCAAGAAGAAAACCCACCGCCAACTACTCAAAATCCCTAACGCTTACGTTCTCCACTTCCTAAACGATCAGTTTGAGCCTAAATATGGTCCAGACTGGCTATCTGACAAACAAACCCTTCTTAAAGTATGTCGCAATGAGGATTTAATTAAACCGTGGATTACTGTTAAAAGATTATGAAAATAATAAACAAATTATTTAAAAAAATCATTGGTGATTTAATTAAAAAAGAATTAAAATCACAAAATAAAATGATTAAAAAGGAGATTATCAATGAAGTTAATCTCAAGGTTAGTGAAGAAGTTGAGTCACTCAAAAAAGAAGTCAAATCTCTAAAATCTACAATAGAATGGTTTGAATTAAATATGGAGTCAAAATACACTCCAGATAAGATACTAGATGAGGTTCAAAGATTTCTTCAAAATCATAAACATGACAGAAGATACTTTACCAAAGAAGAAATATTGAAGATGATTAAATGAAGATACTTTTTACTTTACTCAATTATGGATCGCTAACCGGCTCAGAAATGTATGTTTATGAGCTAGCAAAAGAATTATCTAAAAATCATACTGTAATTATTCAATCTCAGATCACTAAGGGTATTCTTTACGAAAAAACTCTTGATTTGGGAGTACCAATGGTCGGCTGGTGGTCCAAAAGAACGAAAATAGACGTTGTACACGCTTCCCAGATACAAACCACCGTCTTTTCACTAGCCAACTACAATGTGCCAGTTGTTCAGACAATCCACAGTGAGATTTTGCCACAGTTTGAAGCTCCTGTTGAAGGTTGTAGTGCTTATATCTCAATTAGACCAGAAATTCAGCAAGCCTTCGCCATTGACTCTAAATTAATTTATAATCCTTTTGACTTTTCAAGATTCAAGCCCTCTAGGGTTGAAAATGTAGTCCCCATTGTTTTGTTTGTTGGTCCAGTAGATTATCTAAGATCACAAGCTATCGCTGATTTAATAGCTCAGGTAAGAAGAAACGAAATTCGACTGATTGGAATCGGCAGAGGCTGGACTAAACTAGAGCAAGATAATGTGATAACTAGAGAGCCGCTTTTTGAGGTTGAGGAATGGATTAAGCTTTGTGACTACACCGCAGGAATTAAACTAGGTCGTTCAACTATTGAGGGCTGGCTTTGTGGAAAACCTGCTATTATTTATGACGTAGATAGTCAAGGAAAAGTAGTTAACAAGAGTGTGCAAAACCCACCTAAAGATTTAAGTAAATTTGATTCAAGAGTAGTAGCTAGCCAGATTGAGGAAATATATGATCGAGTTATTTATTCCAACGCTAGGTAGAAGCGACCGCCTAGCCAATATACAAGCACAAATAGATTCTGTAACTGTCACAGATCATAGGGTGTGGTTTATTGTCGAAAGACATGATCTAACTAGTATAGACGCCTGCAGAAATAACAAGCTATTCTTCATCATCAATCATCGCTCACCTTCTTATGCGGGATCTATCAATTCGGCGTGGGATTGTTTACAGCCAGATTTATTTTTTGCTGGAGCTGATGACCTTGTATTTTATAAGGATTGGGATATTAAAGCCCTTGAGAAGATTAATGATTTTGCAGTGGTTGGCACAAACGATCTTCACAATGGTGAGGTGTTAGCAGGGGAGCACGCAACACATTATCTTGTTAGGGGGGATTATATTAGGTCTGGTCAATCGCTAGATGGTGAGCCAGTATTACCAGAAGTTTATTCTCATAATTACACAGATCGTGAGTACGTTGGCATTGCTAAATTCAAAGGACAATTCACACCCTGTGTTGAGTCGGTTGTTGAGCATTTACATTACACTTTTGGACTCTCACAGATGGACGCTACTTACAAAAAAACTAGGGTTGGAGTGGACCAAGACCAGAGAATTTACGAGCAAAGGAGGGTAAAATGGAACAGTCTTTAAGAATAGTTGTGCTTGGTGGTGGTGGCTTCATAGGCTCTCACTTAGTTTCCTTTCTCAAGGAAAAGGGTCACTTCGTCAGAGCAGTAGACATTGATTTCCCTGAAATAAGACGGGAATGGTGGTCAAAAGCAGATAATAAAAAACTACTAGACCTGAGAGATTATGAGCAAACAGTTTATGCAATTATTGGATATGACTATGTTTATCAATTAGCTGCTGATATGGGTGGAGTTGGGTTTTTCTCCAAGCATGATTATTACCCATATATCCACAATCAACAAATGAACCTTAATGTGCTTAAAGCTTCAGAGGAGCTTGGTGTTAAAAGGTTGTTTTTCTCATCTTCAGCTTGTATTTATCCAACCCACCTACAAAAAGATGTTAGCAATCCTCTAAAGTGTAGTGAGGACGCCGTTTTTCCTGCAAATAGCGATCAAATGTATGGCTGGGATAAGCTAATGATGACTATGCTGTGCGAAAGAAGCCCACTAGACGCTAGAGTAGGAATATTTCACACAATCTATGGTGAGGGTCAAGAATGGGAGGGAGAGCGGGCTAAATTCCCGCCCACAATTGCCCATAAAGCACTAAAGGCTAAGGAAAGCGGACAGATTAAAATTTGGGGTGATGGGTCACAGCTTCGCACTTTCTTATATATCCAAGACGCACTAGAGAAAATTTACGAGATTATGACCTCTAGATACTATGGTCCAGTCAATGTGGCTGGCGACGAGCTTTATAGCGTTACTCAAACTGCTAAGATTTGTTGTGATATTCTAGGAATAGATCCTAAAATTGTTTATGAAGGCGATAGGCCGTCAGGAGTTTTAGCAAGAGATGTTAATCAGTTTAAGTGGAACAAAAACTATAAGTACAGAAACCAATTCAATCAAAGAAAAGGTTTTGAAAGGTTAATACAATGGCTCTCAAAATAATCTCACTACCAGTCGATGAATCAGCCTGTGGTTATTACAGAATAAGAAAACCACTTGAGGGGTTGCAAAAATATACTGAGCATGACACTTATATTATCGATACTAGTAAGGACGACGTCACTGAATTAATGAAGGCTATGCCCTCAGTTGATGTGATATTCATGCGCCCAGGAGCAGAGCAGGGTTTAATGCAAATTCAAAACTTGTTCAAAGACAAGGTTAAATCACCTCTTAAAGCTAAAATTGTTCTAGACATTGATGATAATGTGGACATTATTTCTCCTTATTCTCAATTCTACTCAAATTATGGGCTTGAGGAATACAAGCATGGAGATAAATATATCTGGAAAGATGGCGAAAGAGGGTTCTCTATTCAAACCAATCTAGCCAGAATGTCATATCTTAAATGGGGCATGAAGATTGCTGATCTAATTACTGTTACAACTGACAAACTAGCAGAACACGCTCTCGAGTACAATAAGAATGTTTATGTCAACGACAACACACTAGATTTCAATCACTGGTATAGGTTAAACAATAAAATTAACAAACCCTTAAGAGTAGTTTGGCAAGGCTCACCATCTCATTATGAGGACTGGTATGCAATCAAAGAACCACTTAATAAATTAATGGACGAATTTGACTTTGAGATGATTATGCTTGGCTCTCAGTACCAAGGAATCTTTGACGAAAAGCACCGCAGTAGAGTAAAGGCTTTACCCTGGGTCAATTTTCAAGCTCATTCTTACAGAATGATGTCTTTACAAGCAGACATTGGAATCATTCCATTAGCAGATTTGCCATTTAATCACTATAAGTCATCAATTAAGTTTTACGAAAATGCAGCAATGGGACTGCCCTCGGTCGTTTCTAATATCTTGCCTTACTCTAAATCAATTAAACACGGCAAAACAGCCATGGGATATAATTCGCCTGATGAGTTTTATGACAGCATGAAAAAACTACTGGAGAATAAAGGGCTTAGATCTAACATCGCTAATGCTGCATACATTTGGGTTAGAGAAAATAAAAGCCTAGAGCTGGAAAGCAAAAAACTAGCAGAAAGATTGGAGCAGTTATGCAAATCATAAGCAAGACAACAGCAGAGCCCAGCGTAATATCTGAAAATCCCACACCAGACGCCTCTCTGATCACCTATTTTGGGCTTAACCCGTCCGAAGTGGGTAAAGATGAGGTATCTAAGATAAACGAGATAAAGGGATATCTACAGTCCGTTGATGAAGACGAATTCAAGCAATTCGAGGAGCTAAGAAATATCCGCAGAAGACTAGGCTCACCAAGTATTTCAACTTCAGAGATAGATCATATTCATAAATATATCAGACTCAACCAAGCCATGCATGAGGCACAGGCTAGAGTTGAAGAAATGGAGAAATGAGAATACAAATAGTTTACGAAAATGAGGAAGTAGCGGTTAAGCTAACTCCTAAAGAGTTTTTAGAACAACTACAGTTTTTAGTAGAACATCAGGAAATGAGCGTAAGTCGTGCCATGTCTAAAATCATCGAGGACTTGAAAAAGATGACTCAAAAAGCCTAGTGCTTGACATTATGGGTTAGTTATAGTTAAATAAGTTCAACTCTTGTAATTTATGAGGCGTATCCGAAAGGACGCCTCTTTTTTTATGTCATACCCTACAAATCTATCTAATCTCAATCAACTTACTACTACCGACACGATGGACGCTCATCGTGAAGTCCATAATGCCGAAATTCAGTCGCTAAACGCCCTAGAAACTAAAGTTGGCATTGATGGCTCGGCAGATACCAATTCAATTGACTACAAGCTCTCTCAAGCAGAAACTAAACTAGGAAGTCTAACCCTTGCAGATATTACAGATGTAACCGCAGATGTCGGAGCGGTGAACTATGTTGATCTAACCTCGTCTGCTCAAGATCAACTAGACAGTAAAGCAAGCAAAATCACTTCAGGGGTAGAGAATAACCTAGTAAGTATTGATGATGACGAGAATATCAAAGACTCTGGCTATTCAGTCATAGACGATGACACAATGGCTACTGCCTCAGATACTACTTTAGCTACAAGTGAGAGTGTAAAGGCTTATGCTGATATTTATTCGAAGGTTAATTTTAATGCTCCAGATGGATTTTTAATCAATGGAAAGATAGTCCCCTCAGTAGCTTCAAACAATTTAACAGTCGCTATTAAGGGAATTAACGGGAACGATCCTAGTGCTTCAAATCCAGTTTATGTGAGAATTGGTGATACAGTTAGATCAATTACGTCTGCTCTCTCAGTTACAAAAAACGCTGGTACTAATTGGTTTACTTCTGGAAGCTCTATTTTTGCCACCTTAGAAAGAGATTATTTTGTTTATTTAGGATACAACGCAACTGACGGCGTGGTAGTTGGTTTTGCTACTTTCCCATATGCTCGTATCTATTCTGACTTCTCAGCTACTTCAACTAATGAAAAATATGCTGCTATTTCCACGATTACCAACGCAGCCGCTGGAGACAATTATGTAAATATCGGTAGATTTGCTGCTACTTTGTCAGCAGGTGCTGGTTACACTTGGACTGTTCCTACTTTTACAAATAAAAATTTAATCCAATATCCAATTTTTGAGTCAAGGTATCTCTCGTTTGTCCCATTTATTCGTGGTGACGGTACTGCTGGGACAGGTACTTATTCAACTCAAACAGGTCTTTATCAGATTAGAAGCAATCATTGTTACTATAACGCAATTTTAGTTTGGACAAATATCACTGGAAGTCCAACTGGTGCGTTAGCTGGTACAGTGCCTTTAACTTCTGCCGAGACCCTGTCTGCTACAGAACAAACTTTTATCAATTTAATCAATGTTACTTTCCCAGCTAGCACAATTCAAGTTTTTGGTGAGATGGCTAGTGCTGACACAATGGTTCACTTCTACGCTATGAGAGATGGTAGCACAAATACAGCGGTTTTAGTTGATACTACTGGCACAGCTCGCTATGGTGGAAGCTATCCAATATGAAAATAATAATGTCTGGAAACCCTACTGAGTGGGAATTTGAAGAATAACATCTAAATTAAAATGACTTGGACAGATGAAGAAACTACTAGCACAGCATGGGGAACTACTAACAGAGGAGTAAGGGTTATTACTGAAATAAACAACGAATTAAATTACAACCAACCAGAGCTAGATTATGCAGGTTATTATTTAAACAATAAAACACAATATAGCCAAGCGGACAGCGTAGAAACTGCTTGGGCTGAAAGTTAAAATGACTCGAGCACAACTGATCAACGACTTAAAACAGCTTATCGGACCTGCAGGCAAGGGTTCAGAGGTTCAAGATCCAGCACTGGGTGTGTGGCTTAATGACGCTTACGATATCATCGTCGCCACAATCACCGACTCAATCCCTGACTTCTTTACTAAGCAAGCCAACGCCTCATCAGTAGCGGGTCAGGATCTCTACGCTTTACCCTCTGACTTCCAAAAAGCGGTCATGGTCTCTATTTCTTACGATGGGACAAACTGGGTTCGTGCCTTGCCTCTAAACAACATTGGTCAGGCTCTAGATATTCAACAATCAGCAACCACCAACTTTGACCAGAGCCAGCCTTTTTACTACATCTACAAGGACAAGATCGGCTTCTTGCCGCTCTTTAATCAAACTATATCCAATAACATTAAACTCTGGTACTCATACAATCCCGAATTGATGGAGGAAGACAGCGACAGCCCAGATCTTCCTCGCAGACTCACCTCTATTCTTAAATACTACGCTTACGCTAATTACTTAGATCAAAATGACGAACACGCAGCAGCCGAGAGAATGCGACAGCGTTTTGATGTTCAGTTAATGCAGATGGTTAATCAATTAGTCGAACAACAGGTCGACCAACCTAGAAGCGTTGAGGTTGATAACGACTCACAAGGATTATACGTAACAGATTTTTAATATGGCAAATTTCGCTAATTACCGCCACAAGTCTTACGATGGAGGTCTAAACAACACAGACTCTAGACGTGATATTGATCGTGATGAAGCCTCGACTTTATATAATTGGGATATTACTTTTAAAGGTAGATTAAAGAGTCGTAAAGGTTTAACTCAGGTCGGATCAACCCTCTCTAATGCCCCAAAATCGGCTGGAGTTTATCAAAACACATCAGGAACAAAATATTTACTCGTAAACGAGGGAACAGACGTACAATATCTCAATGGGTCTACTTTTACAGATATCGGAAACTTAACCTCCAATGAAGTTTTGAGTTATGCCAACGTAAAAGTTGAAAATAAAGTCTATTTTTCATCTGAAAGCAATGGGCTTCTTTCATGGGATGGAGGAGTGGCAATTGCAAGCGTTGGTGGAACTTCAATCTCTGGGAACGTCATTTTATGGTATCAGAATCACTTATTTCACATCAATAACGTGAATGTAAGTAGCACTAAATATTCAGATCGTCTTTATTGGTCTAACTTTGGCGACCCAGAAGTATATACAACTGCTTCAGATTTTATTAACTTACCAGGTGAGGGTAGAGCGATTACCATGAATGTCTTAGGAGATCGTTTAGTAATTTTCAAAGAATCGTCATACATGTTTTTAACAGGCTACGGATCATCAAGCTGGGCTATTGACGCTTCAAGTACTTCAATTGCTAACACCGATTCATCGGTTGGATGTGTTGCTCCAAGAGGCACAGTAAGAGTTTCCGCCAATGAGTTGTGGTTTATTGACCAACAAGGATTTATTCGTCGTATTACCCAGTCAGATTATGGTTATTCAAGTAAAGTAATGAGCAATAAATTAGAAGCAACAAGACGAGGACTTAACCTCGGGAATCTTAGTATTGCGGTTGCTTCCTATGATGATGATAAAATTTATTTTGCAGTTCCCAGCTCTGGTTCTTCGGTAAATGATACAGTTTTAGTCTTTGATCGTAAGGCTTCAGCTCGAAACGGAGGCAATGAGTCTTGGACTGTTTATGATGGGTGGGAAGTTAATGGATTTGTTACTTTTGGTTCTACTCCAACTCTTTATGTTTTAGGCTCAAGCTCTAAAAAAGTTTATTCTCATACAGGAGTTACTGATGACGGAACTGCTATTACTTGTCGATGGGATGGTAAAAACGATGACTATGATCAACCTGAAAGATACAAAAAATACGCCTATGGGTATATTTATTCTCAGGCTCAAAACGATGAAACTGTCACCATCCATGCTTCAGTCGATGGAACGTCTTTTGCTCAAATAGATTCTTTTGATCTTGATACCACAGGAACTCCGCTTGGTCCAACTGGACCAGCTACAATGGGTCCAACTGGTTCGTTTATTCTTGGAGGAAGTGGTGACATTGAAGAAAAATACTATTTTGCTGATGGTGGTGGAACGATTACAGGTAAAACTCTCACAATGAGCATTCGAGCCACTGTTGCAGAGCAGGTTTATGTGGATACATTTACAAATCATTTTGCTATTAGAAGCTTAAAATAAAAAAAGGATTGATATGGCAATAACAAAAACAAAGGATTGGGCAGACAATGAAGCGGTAAATTATACCGATATAAACGCTAATTTTGATACACTATATAATAAATTTAATACTGGAATCATAAATGAAGATATTAAATCAGACGCTGGAATCGTTGAATCTAAACTAACTTTTAATACCTCAAGTGGTCATAATCACGATGGCGTTAATTCTAAGGCTATCCCTAAAGGTTATGCAGTAGCTATTGCTGGCACTTTAACTACAGGCACAAGTTTAACTCCAGCTATGGTAGTAGTTACAGCTCAAACTATTTCTAAAGTATACGCTTACTCAAAAACTGCACCAGTTGGCGCTTCAATCTTGATTGATATAAATAAAAATGGCACTTCTATCTGGAATACTACGCAAGCGAACAGATTAGCCATTACTACTGGCAACAACTCAGGAACTCAAACAAGTTTTGACACAACCTCACTAGTAGAGGGAGATATTTTGACTTTTGATATCGACCAAGTAGGTAGTAGCACCGCAGGAGCTGACTTAACAATTATCGTAAAGTAACTATGCTAAAAGGATCGGTTAGTCAAATAATTAGAGAGTTAGTAAAAGACAACAAGAAAAAGGGAAAAGCCAATGGAAACAAAGGTAAAAAAAGACCAATGAAACAAATTATAGCTATTGCTTTAGGTAAAGCAGGAAAATCAAGGAAATAATGGCAAGATTTTTAGGACTAGGATCGGGAAAAAATGGAGTAATTAACTTATCTAGTTATACTCCTTTAAAATATTCTTGTTCTGGATCTAGTGGTTCTACTTCACTCTCAGCTACAGGCACTTTTAGCGCTGGTGATCGTTTATTTATTATCCAATCACGAGGAACTGGGGTAGGAAATTATGAAGATAATCGTGTAGCTTCTTATACATCTGGAACTGTAACCCTAGTTCATCCTTTGGAAAATACTTACACTGATTCAGGAGCTTCACAGGCTCAAGTTTTAGTCGTCAAAGAGGCTTCTAGTGTTACTGGATCGCTTACAGTTTCAGCTTGGGATGGAAATGTGGGCGGTGGTTTTGTCATGGCTTGCTCTGGCACTTTCTCTGGAACTGTCAATGCTAATGGTAAGGGATATAGGGCTGAAGCTGCACTAACATCTGCAAATCAAATTGGTAGACAGGGGGAAGGACACTCTGCTGCTGGAGGAACTCAGTCTAGGTCGGCTAATGGAAATGGCGGAGGTGGTGGTGAGGGTTATTCTGGATCTTCTAGAGCTGGCGGTGGAGGAGGTGGTGGATATGCTGCTGCTGGTTCTACTGGAACTCAGGGATTGAGTGGTGATTCTCAGACTGAAGGCGGCTTAGGGGGAAGCTCTGTGGGTCAGGCAGAGTTAACATCTCTTTTTATTGGTGGTTCTGGAGGTGGTGGAGGAGCTGGGACTGTTGGTGGCGGAGGTGAAGTTTCTGGAAAAGGAGGTGATGGTGGTGGATTTATAGTTGTTTACTCTAAAAACATATCAAATACAGCGCAACTTACAGCAAACGGAGGCAGTGGAACTGCTCCAACCAGAGATGGACTGGCTGGAGGTGGTGGAGGAGCTGGCGGATCTGTCTTAATTAAGTCAGTTTCCACGGCAATCGGAACTTCTAAAATTACCGCCTCTGCTGGTTCTGGTGGACCTGGCTCTGGAGCTGGTCCTATAGCTGGAGGAAATGGATCGGTGGGTCGCATTCGCATTGAAAGCTGCTCGCTCTCTGGGACTACCTCACCAACCGCTTCAACTCAAACAGGAGGGCATAGTTATTGTGGAAGTAGTGTAGCAATCTTATAAAGGAAATATGGCAGATAATCTACAATCTTGGCTGGGTATACAGCAAGAACAAGCAAAAGCAGCAGAAAACTACATCAATGATCTCATGGGTCAAGCTCAAGGTGATAGAGATTTTATTATCTCCCAGCTTAAAAGAGATCACGACCTTGCCTTGGG